ATCCCGACGCCGCGTTTGATTCGTATTGTTCTGAAATACTTTTGTCGTGGTTGCATTTCATCTCGACTACAAATTTTGACGCACTCTTAACAACGGAGACGAAGGGCATTCATTAATGGCTGTGCTGCTAGAGCATACAATTTTGCGGCAGGTGATGCAATCGCCAACGTTGGCGGAACAGATTGCCCCGTATCTCAAAGACGAATATTTCGAGTCCCAACCGTGCGCGACCATCTATACGCTTTTTGGAGAGTTCTACGATAAGTATCGCGCCATCCCGTCATTCGCCGCACTGCGCTTGGGGCTCGATGATGTGCGTACATTATCGGAACGCGAGGCCAAGGAAACATCCGAGACGCTGACCGAGATTGAACAGATGGACGCGATGGAGCCATCGCAACATGACTATCTGATTGAGCAAGCTGAAAAGTATTGTCAAGATAGAGCGTTGTATGTGGCGTTGCGGAAGAGTGTTGCGATGCTCGACAACCCAGAGGAAACGCCACACGGCATTCCAGACTTGTTGCGAGAAGCATTGACGGTCAGTTTCGATACGCATGTGGGGCACGATTTCTTCGGTGATGCCGAAAGCCGGTATGAGTTTTACCATCGTGCGGAGTCGCGCATTCCATTTGACCTTGAAGTGTTCAATGTTATGACTAAAGGTGGCGTGCCCACAAAGACGTTGAACTGCGTACTTGCCGGAACGAATGTGGGTAAGTCCTTGTTCCTTGTCCACATGGCAGCCGCGTGTTTGCGAATGAGTAAGAATGTTCTCTACATCACATTGGAGATGGCGGAAGAGCGCATTGCGGAACGTATCGATGCGAACATGATGAATGTGCCGATGGATGATGTTGTGGCACTCTCGCGCAGTCAGTACACCAGAAAGATTGAGGGGCTGCGGGCGACTTCCACGGGGAAGCTGATTATCAAGGAATATCCGACAGGTGCCGCACACGCAGGACATTTCCGTTCGTTGTTACAGGAACTCAAGGGGAAACAGAACTTTACGCCAGACATTCTGATCATCGACTATCTGTCCATCTGTTCTTCCGCACGAGTCAAAATGGGCAACTCGGTGAACTCCTATACCTACAACAAGTCTATCGCGGAGGAGTTGCGCGGGTTGGCAGTCGAACACAACCTCCCCATCTTCACCGCAGCACAGTTCAATCGTACAGGTCACGCAGAGTCTGACCCCGGTCTGGATAAAATCAGCGAGAGTTTTGCCATCGCGCAGACCGCAGACTTCATCATCGCCCTGACCTCAACGGAGGAACTAGAGCAAAGCAATCAGATTCAAGTGTACACATTGAAGAATCGTTATGGCAAACGCAATTCATTTGAGAAGTTTCTGCTGGGCATCGATACCTCGCGAATGATGTTGTATAATCCGAGTGGAACCGCAGTCCACGATATTTCGCTCGGTGCGGCTGCCGACTCATCATCGCAAGAGTCACCATTCGGTTCAATGTATAGTGGCGCCTCTCGAATGCCACGTCGACCACTCGCTCCCTTACACACAGGCGGCCTGGACGAGACGGAATCTCCCTAAATATGTGGGGAGGCGTCGTTCGTGCAACTGCTTACACTCCACAAAAAAATTACCGACGACGCATTGGCAATGCGTGAAGATGTGGAAAGCGTCTTGACCCCCATGTCGCAGCAGCGATATAAAGGGCCCTTCATGTATATTACGCCATTCCTGTCGCGGCTGAATGAGGTTACGATACCATTTAAGGTACACAATGAGTTGGTAGAAGATATAAACGTAGATCCCACCGGCTTGGAACTAACGGCTCAGTGGTCGCCGACGTGGCTCCAGACGCGGCCGCGTCGGCGAATCGATATACATATTGAGTGGCATGTTCATCCACGGGGGCATCGCTGCGGGGTTCAAACGGAAGACTGGCAACGTCGACACTTCTATTTCTGGGCATACCTTATGCACGAATTGGCCCATCGTCACCAGAACATCCATCGTCCTGATGACGCTCTCTCGCAGAAATTTATACCGACGGCGGATGATGACGAGCTTTGGGATCTACAGAAGTATCTTGGAGATTTCGATGAAGTCGAAGCGTATGCGCATGACATCGCATTGGAAATGGTGGTATGGTTTCCCACATTGGGATATCGAGCGGCACTCGCCGAGATTAAGAAATTTCGCCACAACTTAGTCAATGGCACTTATCCACTATTTGCCCTTGCTTTCGTTAAGGCACCGAAACATCCAGCGATGGTATTATTGTTCAAAAAAATTCAAGAGTGGTATCGTATTATGGACACACAACGAGACATCTATCGGGCACTACAACTAGGGCCGCTATGATCACATTCAACGAATTTATACAGGAGAGTAAAAGCAGCAAGCTGACGCATCTCACACATCTTGAAGATTTGATGCTTGACGATGGGCTTGCCGGCATGCGACATGCGATTGAAGTGCTGCGTCAGTTTCGGCACATGCTCATCAGTGGCGGTGTCTCGAAAGCCCTGCACGTGACCACAAAATGGGATGGCGCGCCAAGTGTGGTCTTCGGACCAGACCCGGCAGATGGCAGATTCTTCGTCGCTACCAAGTCCGCGTTCAGCAAAGTGCCAAAGCTGATGAAGTCTCACGCACAGATTACTGAGACGTATGGCTCTGGAGGTGTCGGTGGGGTGCTACACGACTGTCTGAGTGAGCTAGCCCTGCTCCAACCTACCCGAGTGCTGCAAGGGGACTTACTCTTCAGTGGAGCGCGTAGTGTCAAAGCACAGTCCATTCAGGGCAAAGATTATCTGACATTCCGCCCAAACACCATCCTCTACGCTGTCGGTGTGGAGAGTGCCTTGGGGCAGAGTATCGACCGAGCGGCACTTGGCATTGTCATTCACACGATGTATTCGGGATCGGGCACAGTGGCCCGCCTCCGCGCCGCGCCCATTACGCCGGGGGTGTTCTCTTCGTTGAAGAAGACGAGCCGTGTCGCTTCGCTGGACGCCTCGTACGATGATGTGTCTGGCAATGCGTCCTTTACCAACGAAGAAGAAGGAGAGTTCTCCTTGCTGTTGTCGCGGGTTGGAATATTAACACAGAGGATGCCGGCGCTGATCTACACCACGTTCGAGGCTGAGCCGTTACATACCCTCATGAACATATTTTTGAATCAGCAAGTTCGTGGCGGGCGGGCAAAATCACCAAGACAGATAGTCAACGACCTCTCCATTTTCCTCGCGACACGTCAGAAGAAAGAGATGGCGAAACGGTCAAGCGAAGCGGGAAAGGAGAATGTCACGGCGACATTCACTGTTATGCTTGACGCGGTGCGGACCAATCAACGGGAGATGTCGCAATGGTTCGAACTACATGCGGCGATTGCGGCGGCGAAGATCGTAATCATTCGGAAACTTGAGCAGGCCGCTCGTGTGGCGACATTCATCCCAACCGCCAACGGCTTCCGTGTGACGGGCCCTGAAGGGTACGTCGCGGTATCTCGTGCGGGACGTATGGTGAAGCTGGTTGATCGTCTGGAATTCAGTCGAGCGAACTTCATGGCACCCAGAGACTGGCAGTAATTTTCTAAATAGATCGCATGGCTAAAGAGAAACGTATCGTCATCGCATTCGGCCGGTTCAATCCTCCGACGACGGGCCATGCTCTTCTTATTGCCTTTCTTACGCGGACCGCGAACCGGTTAGGCGCCGATGCCAGAGTCTACGCATCACCGACGACAGATGTGAAGAGGAATCCGCTGCCCTTCCGTGAGAAGGTTCAGTTCTTGCGTCAATTGTTTCCCCGCGTGACGTTCAACGACAACCCAGCGATGAACACGCCGTTCTCTGCGTATGCTGATGCGTCCAAGGCGGGCTATAAGGACATCACCGTAATTGTTGGTGCCGACCGTGTGCGTGATTTTGAGAAGTTCGGTGCGTATTTGCTACCTGCCGGTTCTTCTAAATACAATGCAGCGAAGCATATCGACGTATCGCAATATCGCGTCTTGGCAATTCCTAGAGGTGCCGGTGCGATATCTGCGACATTAATGCGCGGATATGCTGCCGCCAACGATTTTTCGAGTTTCCTTGCGGGAACACCGGGACAGAACACTACTGTGGCAAAGAAAATCTTCACATCATTGAGACGACATATGCGTATCCGAGAACAACAAGCCTACCGTAAGGCCATGCAGCAGAAGGTGACGGAAGCACAGGATGTCCAAGACGAGATGAATTGGACGAAGCGTGGACAT